AGATGGAGACGCCCATCCTTTCAACAAAACAACACAACCTTACAACACCCGAATTTTTACAACTATGCAAGCAGCCCAACAAAATCAAGGCAACAGGCCGATACGTCGCAATCAGAATCAAGAAGCAAATATCAATGGCAACCGCCATCCCAATAACCAAAATGTTAATGAACCGGTTGCAGGGTTCGCGCGCCGCCGTGAACCACCAAAGAAGTTTAGTTCCGTTAATGATACTCAAGTTACTATTAATCAAACGATTGGACCACAAGCACGTCGTTATCTGGAAGAGCTTAAATTCCCGCATCTCAAAAGGGATAACCGACTTTATCTCAACGACCGATACCCTCACGGACACGGATTTGGAGCTTGGTGTCGAGCACGAAGTGAGCAAATGTTCCTCTTTGGCCTTTACCCGCATGACTCGGCAGTTAGTATTGGAGCTAATGCAGCCCGAATCGCTAAAACTAACGACACAGCCGCGTTGGATGGGGAATTGCACTTCACCTCGCTATCTCAACGTGTCCACAGTATGTGTCCGGTCATCACACCGCTCGACGAGGTTAGGCATAAGAATTGGAAAGCAGGAATACGTAACACCAAGAACCCTGAGACTCAGCAATTCCTTGATCCAGACTTCAACACGTGCTGGAGATGTCCAGGCAAAAATATTGACAACTCAAAGCTCCCAGGGCACGTTGATATCCTCTCATTTGACGGAATCCAAGCTTTCCGTCAATTACCTGATGACGCATCGCGTGCTCAAGTTATTGGGAATCGCTGTCCACAGTGTGCAGCAAAGAAAACCGTCGCTCATTCTGCGGATTCAATCTACTACTCAGGAGTACCTCAAGAAATGGAATGGCGCTGTGTTCTCGATGGCTCAGTCGCCGTCTTTGGATTTTACGACTATTATGTTCCCATTAGCAAAGGCGATACTTCAGGAGTATATTGGGATCAGGAAGGCACTTGGAGTTACAATCCAAATACAGCAACTGTGTCAGCTAGTAACGAGGGGAACTATATCAATTACACCCACGGAGTTCTGCAAACTAGTGTCGGACGGTCTTGGATATGGAAATCAGCGTACGAGTCATACTGGCTCTTGTGTGACGTGGTCGATGAAGTCTGGAATGGGAACGTGCCCTACAGAAGTGTTCGAATGCAAGCAGTTCTCGACCCACTTAAATCACTTGCACCATCACTACAAACCTCATATGAAACACCTCGTTCATTCTACGTATCAAGTTCTAGTTTTTCAATCGAGGTTAAAGAGCTTATTAAGCGCTCACTTACAACTCAATCAGAAGCAAGTACATCAAGAGAATCTGCACTTGAAAGTACTAGACAACTCTGGCGAGACAAAATTCTACACCTTAAGTACAGTCCATACGAAGAAATATCCATCAACGGGGGTGACATCCAACTTACCCGTACGAAGTTTGGACTTACAAGTTGGTTCCTTCCTACGGAAGTAGAAACCTACACAGCCCCTTTAAGCGAAGTAGCGCGAATGGTGACGAAAGTCCCAGTTAGTGTGACGCCTACTGCCGCATCTTTGGTGTATAGAAAGCTCAGAAATGAAAGAGAAAGACAGATCACAGAGTCCCTGATTGGTGAAGCCATCAATCCAGATTACATCAGAAACCCTGAAGAGAGACTTGCGACGCTCTGCCAAACCTCAGAAGTTTTTGCTATAGCTGAAGTAGTTAGCAATGCTCTTATTAACCGAGCCGTTAAGAGTCACGTACACTCAGCTACTGTAGATAAGTCTATTAGACTATTGAGCAAGGCAAGCGAGGCAAAAGATTGGTTAGCTTCAAAAACCTGGAAAGTACCTAAATATGTTAAACGTCTTAGTGAATTTGATATAGACGCCAAGTACATGTTCCGCTGGATGTACTTTACCATAGGTTTATATTTAATACTCCTAATGCTTAATGGATTGGTACATTTAGGAGTACGAGCAGCTTATGGAACCGAAATGGTGGAAGCCATAACATTGAACGAGCATTTAATAGTTTTTATTTTTGCAACTATCTTAGCTAAACTAGAAAAGAAGCCTAAGAGAAAAATGCGAGTTCGACACATTGAGAGTTTATGTGTCAGAGATCCTAAAAGATGCATAGATAACAGGAAACAAATAAAGATTCGGGATCCTAATGTTATTTCTACTGAAACCACCGATTGCAATAAGCCCAACGGAGATGTAGGAGCAATTCAGATTTTACCTATCATTGATTTTTCTGAACGGAGAGACCCTAGTGTAGTGCACGCATGTGATAGAACACAATTAGCAGCATCCATTAGAGCTTTAGGAAACAATTTGCTACCAGAAGATCGCTGCTTTCATTACTTTTCTAAGTTTTATCTCAAGCATACTATAAAAGAGTTGTACGCTTATCTAGACACCGAGCATGTCCACATAGATATAGATGATTGGTTGTCTTCTTACCCTCTATCATATCAGAGCAACATGAAGAGAATAATGGAGACCCCAGATTGGAAGGACCCTCGCCACTATAGATACGCTGCTTTCCCAAAAATTGAGCTACAAGTAACAGAAGTTCACCATAGCCAAATTAAGACCGAAAAGAATACGGTAAAAGAAAGACAGATCTGTGGACCTGATGACAGGAAAAAGATTTTGTTAAACCCTATAATATCACAATTGCAAAAATGTAATGGAAAAGCTATAGCTGGATATTGTGGTAACAAAAATCTCGAGGAAATAGGTAAGGAGTTAGGAGAAGCTAATATGGCTGAGAATGTTACCTGGCTTTCAACTGATGGTAGTGGTTTTGATATGACGCAGACCAAATGTGTCAACAAGCTCTACACTAAGATTGTTGAAGCTTTTCTCAATCATCCTAATGTAACTCTTGATCCTAGATTAGATAGAGAGACTGCTATACTGTTATTAGAAGATAGCTACATGTTAGACGTTGAAGTGTCACGAGGCCGATTTAACTATAAAGTAGATGGTAGAGCCTCAGGAGATGGCTGGACAACTGATGCCAACACACTCGCTAACATCATGTACTATAGATATGCTTTTTCTAAAGTAGGTCTGTATATCAACCAACATTATAAAGGTTGGTTTAAGGGTGATGATATGTTAACAGCCATAGCTAGAATGTACACTGACTTAGCTAAAAAGGCGATTGAAACCTACTTTTTGACCAAAATGCCTGAAGAACCAACTAAGTTTGGATTAGGTCAAATCTGTAAGTTTATACATATTCATGGAAACATCAGCACCCATACATTCTTGAATTGCAACTTGATCCCTGTTAATTACGATTTTGTTCTCATGACTATGAGACTAGAAGTAGCTCTACAAAAGATTTCTTATTCAAGTAAGTTCGACAAGAATCTTTATAGAAAGGCTAGCGCATCTAACTTTGAGAACAGTGAATTTGAAAAACATGTTTATGAATTAGCACTAGCAAAAATCCTCTCGTACAAGGCTCACATGGGTGGATTGCCTATTTTTAGAGCTATAATAGAAACTTGTGAATCTATTATTACTAACCACACTTTCTGGGATGGTCAAAAAGTTAAGTACAAGC